AGATTAACGCCTGCGTCAAACAGTCCAGATGGAAGTAATGCGCCGATGACGATAACCAGGGCGAAGATCATCCATCCCGACAAGCCTTGCGGCACTGGCTGCGTAGCGAAATACGAGACGGCGGTAAAGATTGCGCCTGCCGGAAGCGAGAAGAACAGCGGTTCGACTTTGGGGAAAATCTTTTTGAAAGCGCCGGTCAAGCCGACGGTAATAGAGACAACGAGAGCGGTGAGAGACAATGCCAATTGCACGATTTCAAGCGGATTCATACTATACCTCCTGAGACTGCTAACAAGTTAATGACTATCACAACGGGCCTTTACGACGTTGACCGGGCCTTTCCGATTGGCTGTCCCCGGTACGTATGCCCTGCGCATTTCTCTGCAAGTGCCTACACGTTGCGGTGATCCGTTCTTATTATAGTCGTAAATTCTTACGGTGTCAATAATCCGTCTGTTTTGTCGCCATTCTTTTTATCATCATAACGGCATAGCGCCAGAACTGGCGATTTCGGTCGATTCCTCTTGACAGCGGAGTTATAATAGTGTATACTGTTTATATCTTACAACTATAAGAACAAAGGAGTTAACCTATGGAAACCATTCAAATTAGTATGACCGAATTGCATCACAATCTGGCGAAGTATATCGAACTGGCGCGGGCCGGGAACGTTGTCGAGGTAGTCAACCGGCTGCGCGGGCGCGTGGAGTGCCACATCATCGCGCCGACGCTCTCCTACCCGGTGAATGATGACGGAACGTTGTCGGTAACGGGGACTGGTGATGACGACGAGTAAACGCGCCCTCTCGTTGCGCGTCGAAGAAGCCGCGCAGGAAGTTAACGCCGTGCTATTGTCGGCTTTGTCTGCCGGGGCGACGTGGTTCGCCCCGTTACCGGAAGCCGTGATGACGGCGCAGGCTGTCCAGCAAATTTTTGGCTTGCCGGTGATAGTGGCGGCTTGTGTGGCGGCATCGCTCGAATTGATCGGCGTCAACGCTAATGCCGCGTACAATGACGCTAAAGAGTACAACGCCGCGCAAATGACTGGCGCGAGCGGCAAGCGCCTACAGAACCCGCGCAATCCGTTGGAATCCGAGCACCGCCCGTTGAGCCTGCTCTTAGGTTTCTACGCGACGACCACCGGCATTGTGGTGGCGACGGCAGTCTACAATGTCGTCATCGAAGGCGCACCGCTCATCCGGCTGTTGGCGTGCCTGTTCCCGTTTGCCTCTGCCATTGGCGTAGTGGTGGCAAACCAGCGCGCCAGTCTGCGCCGTAAAGTGGCGCAAGAGCGGCTTGAAGTGGTAGAGACGAAATCCACTTCCGTGCCAGTGGCGGTGAAAGTGGCGCAAGCGGAAACCATTCCCGCGCCAGTGGTCAAGCCATTCACGCCACTTGCACCAATCAATGCCGCCGAATGGCGCGAACTGGCGCACGGAATGAACGTCGACAGACCAGTGGACGGCGACGGTGTGAACCAGTGGCTTGAGGATCACGGCTATGAACCGAAACCGGCGACCACTGCCCGCCGTTGGGCAAAAATGGCGGTAGTGCAATGAACATCGAAGGCTGCTTGACGCTGCTATTGTATGCCGCCGTTGCGCTGGCTATTGCGGCGTTAGTGTATGCCCTCTCTGCGTATGCGTGGGGAGAGACTGCCGGAATCATCTGCGCGGGCATCGCGGCGTTTATGACGGTACTAATGCTGTGTTCTGTCTATACCGGCAGCGATAATTATTAGCAGTATAAAAAGAAGGAGTGAATATGAGTGCTCGCGTCGATATGACACGCGACTTCGCAGCCACGTTGGTCGGCAATTTGCGCAATCCGCTCATCGCCGGTAAAACGCCATTCAAGCTGTCGAAGGCCACGAATGGAATGGACTACACTGCCATTGCCGGGTATCGCTCGTCTATGGTAAGTCTCAACGTCGGCTTGCGGAATCCCGAATTGTTGAGCGCCTTGTCGCCGGAAGTGTTGGTGCATTTTGTGCCGTGGGCCGATGATATGCCCGGTATGCCACACGCCTACATCAACCGTAAGACCGTCGTAGCAGAAGCCGCGTGGCCCGCCGAACAGCAAGAAGTCGAAATCCCGCTCACGTCCGCGATCTCGATTGCGCCCGGCGGCCCGCCACTCGACGGCCACTTGCTGCCAGTCGGCAAGTCCAACGGCAATACCACAATCACCTTGCACTCGGAGAGCATCGTACATCTACTGACCGCCGGTACAACCGATAGCGGCAAAAGCTGGACGATGCGCTTGTTGGCGTGTCTGTTCGCCTTCGGTAACTTGCGCCCGCACGGACGGCGCACGCAGAGCGTCTATCTCGACGGTAAAGGCGGGCAAGGTCTGGGCATCCTCAACGGCTTGCCGGGACAGGTCGGGCCGGTAGCGATTAGCGAACCAGAATGGATTAATGCATTAGGGTGGGTGGTACAGGAGATTGACCGCCGCTATGCCGTGATGCTTGCCGAGAAAACGGAAGACCTGGCGTTCGGTACAGATGCGTTTCCAGAGGTGATCGTCGTCGCGGATGAATTCCACACGTTTACTGAGAACGCCCGCAGTCCGGCAGTCACGGCGCTGTTCGATCACGTTGCCTTGAAAGGCCGCGCCGCCCACGTCAAGATCATCGCTGGCACGCACAAGCCTTCACTGGTCGCCTTCGGGCGTCCCGGTAACGCCACCCGCGACATGTTCGATGCAACCATAGGGTTGCACACCCCGACGGCGACGGCGAGCCGCCTGATTCGCGGTGACGATATGTGTCAAGTTCTGCTTGGTAAAGGCGATGCAATGGTATCGGCGAAGCAACCGGACGGCACGTTCATCGATGAGCGCTGTCAACTCCTGCACATCCCTACCGCGCAGTTACGGCGCTATACCGGCGGTGAACCGCTCTTGCGTGAATACCCGCAATACGACATTTCCGGCTTTATGGGTAGCGCACCCGGGCGCCCGGAAACGCAGTTCACCGATGAGCAAGTAGCACTCTCCATTCACGGCGCACATCAGTCTAGGCCGTGGGGCCGTGGGCGCTTGCAAGACGCGCTTTCTACTGCCGGATGCGGAATTGCCGGAACAGAACCGGCGCGGCGGCTCCTGCAAATGGGCCGTAACGTCGCGGAACAACTGGACGAACTCGGCTTCTGTGAGGCTGAAAACGATAACCTGACTGACTGACCATTATTCTGTGTGTCGTTTTTGGTTACAAAGATAAGTTTTTAGGGTGTCATTCTATTTTAGTCAGGCAGGCAGAGACAAGCAAAGGAGTGAACGATGAGCAATGAACGGACTTTTATTCGTGGCGGTAGCACCTTCGAGCGCATTACGTTACGCGATACCTTCATTGGTGCGTTAATCTACTGGGCAAGCCAGATCGTCTTGCGCCTTATGCTCCTGGCCTATATGGTTGTGTGGGCTGTCGTCACCGGGCAGGCTGCCGGGTGGCTGATTCTCGGTATGTTGGCATTGTACTCGCAAGACCTAACCGTCACGCGCATAGTACCACCTACATACACGCTCCGCTGGGCTACTGAACGCTTGCAAGCACACCGTCAAGCCGTGCGCCTGGCGTTGATTGCCGGATGCGCCTTGTGTATCGCGCAACTGGTCGGCGTGTGGCCGCGTCTAGCGTGGGAGTTCGGCGACGGGCGCGTGTGGTGGATGACGGCGAATCGTAGCGGTAGCCTTGCGCCACTCTTGACGTGGTTGCGCTTCCTCTTTATCGGCGCGTCGTTATGGGTTGTCTGGTCGCCGTCGATGTTACTCAACTGGGTATTCGAGATTGAACAGACCCACCCGAAAGCGCGGGAAACCACGTTCGCCCAAGCCGATCCCGCCAGCGTCACCGGGCCAGATGGGAAGCCGTATGCTGCACAAGCCAAGCGCGGTACGCGGCTGTTAGACGCCGAGGAAGCCGAGGACTATGCCGCCGACTATCAGGCCATTGGCGCAATTCACGAAGCCGGAAGCTAGACGGCTTTAAGACAATAAGCGCCGGGTTGTTACAAATCCGGCGCGATTTTTGTTATAATAATATAGAGGCAGGACACTTTTACCGGTTTTGAATTCGTCTGCCAGACCAACGTAACCTAGAAAACCGGGGTCTTTAACATCTGCTATCCTGTTCGTGACGGGCTAACTAATAAATCCTACGGGATGAAGCAGAGAGGCGCAAGCCGAAAACCCGCGCTACGGCTAGACGGTAGGGTGGCAGAGAATAACCTAAAGGAGTGACTATGAAAAACAAACGTATCGCAATCTTGATTATCCTGATCTTGTGCGCCTTGATGTTGGCTTGCAACGATACCTGCGGCGACACGACCACCTCCACTACCGTTGACGAATCCTGCTGGCAGCGCGTCTATAACGAGTGCGCCGCCGACAGTAACCGCAGCGTGTGGACGTGTAACGACTTCGCCGACGAAACCTGCGGCAATTAGCACTGTCCCGCGACTGGCATAACGGAAATGTCCATTGTCACCAGGGCGCGGATGTTGGTTGTGATTAAATGTGTTATGAGGATGACACAAAACCAGGGGCGCGGGTGATACGCCCCTTTATTTTATGATGATAAGGAGAATGCTATGACACCTACAGAACTCGCCAAGAAAATGTTGGAATGGCAGGAAGCGCAAGCGAAAGCCGACCTGTTGAAAATGGACATCGAGCAAGCCGTGCTCGCTATCGGCAAGACGCAGACAGTTGGTTGCGTGCGGGCCACCTACTCGGCAGGGCGCAAGGCTTATGCCTATGATGAGGCGTTTGGCGAAGCACTCGGTAAAGCTGGCGACTTGACTATGGAAGCCTTGCACCTCTTGGCTATCCGCGATGAACACCGCAAAGTCATCTACGACTACCGGGCAATCTGCGAAGCCGCCGGAATCAAGGCCGTGCCGTTCACGCAATCTGCGCCGTCAGTGGCGTTGAAGATCGTGGCCTGATGAACGCTATCGTTACCGATGCCGAAGTCTTGGAACGCCAGGCACAACCGGGCTGGCTGCTTGCCTTACCTACTCGCCGCCGACATTGCCGACATCGACATCACGGCACTGAGCAAGAAGGAACGCAAGGCCAGGAACATCCAAGACACCGCCCTCACACCATAGATAGGAGAAATCCTTCAGACGAACTACCACTTCTTGGTATATGGTTCGGCTCACTTGAAGAAGAAGGGGCCAAAGTCATTAAAGAGATAAGAGAAAAAGATCCTGTGTCCCCACGTACTCTCATCCTAAGCCGCAGAACTACGCATAGCAGATTCACTGAGCACTTAACAGAAACAGTGTTGAACACAGCTATGTTATCACGGATGTTCCCCGATAAAATTTAAAAGATACAGGGGTAGTTTATGTATATTCAGAAAATCGACCTCAGGAATATAGCTTGTTTTGATAGGATTTCTCTTGATTTCACCCATCCAGAAACTAATAAACCTTGTCCATGGGTTGTGCTACTAGGAGAAAATGGTGTAGGAAAGAGCACTATTCTTCAAATGATAGCCCTATCCCTGTTAGGTGCAGATATGTCACGCCAGATCATAAATGATCCTGATTATTGGGAAAATTTCGTTCGTGCGGCTGCCGTAAAAGGACGAGTAGAAGTTGAAGTTTTGACAGATACGAGGGATAAAAAACAACCTCAAAGTGAACAGGGATGCCAGAAAATATACCGCTCCGCAGTGGAATTGGGGCGTACTATAAAGACCCGGGTGAAGCAGGACCCCGATATATCGGATTATGAAAAGCTGGAGGACACCCTGTATTCCGAATCATTAACTAATGGTTGGTTTGCTAGTGGTTATGGTGCTTGGCGTGCCATAACAAGACTCAAATCGTCTGCAAGTTCTAGAAATATACTAAATAAGTCTAGTGCGAAGCGTTATCGCTTCATTACTTTATTTGATGAAAGTTCTTCTCTAACTCAGGTAAGTGACTGGTTAGTGGATTTGGAGTTCAGACGATTAACAGATAGAGACAATACTTCAGCGCAACAATCGTTCAATCTTGCCATTCATACTCTCGAAACAGTTTTGGAGGGATTGAAATTCAAAACTATTACACCTGATAGCGATGTAGTTTTTGAAGAAAATGGTGTTGAAGTACCAATTGGGCACTTAAGTGATGGGTATCGAAGTGTGACGGCTTGGGTAGGGGATTTGGTTAGGAGGTTAGTTGAAGCATTCCCTACTCTGAAAAAACCTTTGGATGTTTCTGGTGTTGTGTTGGTAGATGAAATTGATATCCATCTCCATCCTACCTGGCAAAGGAAAATTGTAGAAGATGTGAGGACTATATTTCCGAATCTCCAATTCATTGTGTCTTCGCACAGCCCATTCATCGCCCAGGATATGCGCTCAGAAGACAAGATCATCGTTCTAAGAAGAGAAGGTGAAAAAATTGTTTCGCGCGAAGATGCCGGATTTGTAAAAGGTTGGCGCGTGGATCAAATACTAACCAGCTACCTATTTGATTTAGAAACGACCCGCGACAATAGTATAGCCCTAAAGGAGCAAGAATACCAATTGCTTTTAGATTTGCAGGCGACTCAAGGATTGAGTGCAGAACAAAGGGTACGTTTAGATGAGTTAAAGGAATGGCTTCAGGAAAATCGTTCTGCACCGGGAGAAACGTTAGCAGAGAATGAAGTCTATGACGCTGCCCAGACACTAATTGATCTCTTGGATGAATATATCAAATAATTATGATCAAAATCCAACGTGTGCCAGAACCCTCTGTCCTGTGGGGCGCGGCGTATGCGTTGAAGCGTATCGAGCAGGCGCTACAGGAGCTATGATTTTATGATAGTAACGGTTTACCCGCCACGCCGAAAGTCACCGTTAAAAACCGGCGAAGGTGTTATATAATAGAGTTACCGCTGTTCTGTGTTTTACCATTGGAGGTAGTATGCAATCCTCAGAGTTATATAAAGTCGCTATCGGCCCAGCGCAATCCGGCAAGATACCGCCCGGCTCTCCCTACTGGACAACGTTCAACGGCTCATTTCAAAATCAAGAATTGCCTAGCGACCTGATCGCCGCCGAACTGTACGACGGCAAGCCAATAACAACGTGGTGCAATCCGCAATGGCGCAAGACCGAGAACTACCAGTGCGGCCAGCACCTGGGCCTCGATTTCGACACCGAAGACCGCCAAAGCTCTATCCCCGTATTGCTCAAAGAACCGTTCATCCAGAAGTATGCCGCCATTGTCTACACCACACCGAGCCATACGCCCGACAAGCCCCGCGCCCGCGTGCTATTCCTACTCGATACGCCGATCTTCCAGCCGGCAAATTACACCCTGGCGGCGGCAAGCCTGCTGTGGATATTTGGCACGGCTGACCGGCAGTGCAAAGACCCGGTGCGCTTCTTCTATGGCGGCAAGCCCGGCGCGTGTGAAATGGAATGGCTTGGAAATACCCTACCGCTGGCCCTGGTGAAAGACCTGATACAACGGTACAAGACTACCGGCAACGCGCAACGCAAGCGCAGCCATACCACCTTCACACCCGGCAGCGCCGACGAACGCACGATCACCGATGCCTTGTCACACATCGACCCGTGGAGCGTGGACTACGACGAATGGCTTTCCGTGCTACTGGCGTTACACCACGAACTAGGCGACGGCGGCTTGACGTTAGCCGAACAGTGGGCCGACGGAAAGCCCGGCGAAGTCGAGCGCAAGTGGCGCGGCTTCGGCAAGTACTCCGGCGGCTCGCAGGTCACAGTCGGCACGCTCTTTCACTTGGCGCAGTTGCACGGGTGGGAGAGAAAGGCGACGGGGTAAGATGACATACATACCAGACGACGAAGACGAAATCACCGCCTTGATTGCCGTTGACATTATCTGCCCGTATTGCAGTCTGCTGATTATCGAGATGTACGAGGATAGCGGATGGGTACAATGCCCTTGTTGTGGCGAAATGGTAAACGTAGTTGAGGCGCTGGAAGCTGAGGAATGGGACGCCTAAGATTTTATATTGATAAGGAGAACAATGGCAGAAACAACACATAAACGAGAAGGATTAAAGCCTTGCCCATTTTGTGGCGCAAGCGATATTGTTTTAGTAGTCGAACAAATAGCGGGTTGCCCGGAGTGCGACGATAATTGTTATATTCGCTGCAATCAGTGTTTTGCCGGTGGGCCAAATTACGAAGATGAACAACGCGCCCAAAACGCTTGGAATGAGCGCCAGTGGACTGAGAATCAGGACACCGACTGGCAATGGCAAAACATTAAGCAACTGGTAAAACAGAATGAGAGGCTCGCCGCTGAAAACGCTTACTTGCGCCGCCCACGCGACGGTTGCACTTGTCCTAAAACAGCTATCGGCTTTGTACAAGTCGCCTCTCACGATTGCCCGATTCACGGTAGCAATGATTGACATCCTTGCTTTCGGCGGCGGCGTGGGTTCGTGGGGTTATGCTGCTTTAGTAGCGCAAGACATAATACGCGCGCCGTGGCTGGGCGTCATCGTAGACACCGGACGCGAGTGTCCTTCAACTTGGGAATACTTGGAACGTCACCGGACGCAACTACCGTTTGAGTTGTACATCGTCAAGCAACCGCTACCGGCTTTATGGTCTGGTAACGGCGGCTCGTTCTTACCTGGTGGCTACGATCTGAAAGGCGGCGCGTTTTTGCATGGGGTTTGTTCTTCGTATTGGAAACGTGACGTAATGCGCCCCGAATTGCGTCGCGTCAAGCGCATTACAAGGTACAATCTAGCCTATGGTATCCACGCCGAGGAATGGAAGCGGATGCAGAAAAACAAGCCACGCGCTTGGGTGCAGAAAATATACCCCCTGGTTGACCTGGGCATAACCCGCGATGATTGCGCTATAGCGGCGCTGCAAGTATTTGGTGAATTACCGCCGCGCTCACGCTGTTGGATGTGTCCTGGGCAACGGCCCGATGAATGGCAAGAGGTTGCTAAGAAGTGGCCTGACCTTTACGCGCAAGCATTACGGATAGACAAAGACGAAGCCGCCCGCGCCAATATCACGCTGTTCGGCAAGGACTACGAACATCCGTGCGGGGGCGAGTGCTTTGCATAATCCTAAGATTTTACTATAGTAACGACTTACCCGCCGCAAGGGGAAGTCGGTGTTGAAAATGTGAAAAGTATGTTATAATGTAGATAGTTGAGGCAGAGGGACTGGCAATCCCGATGAAGCCAAGACTTTAACAAGTTGCGGGGTAGATAAGCAAACGCCTATTTTCTCAGGGCGGTTTGCGGCTGTTTTGCGTAAGCCAAAGCGCATAACATACCCCGCGAGCCGTCAAACCGTTCTGAGAAAGTGGGCGTTTTTTGTTTCTACTTAGGAGTATAAAAGTATGGCATATATTCAAGACGCGAATCATTTTATAAACTATCTCAACAAAGCTATCAGTAACAGTGATGAACCAATATCATCGTCTGATACCCTCCCCGCCAGTTTCTATGTGCAAACAATATACGACGCTGGACTTGCCGATCAATACTGTTGGGATATGAAAGAGCAAGGCGCTGGGCTGATAAGAGCGGAGGAAACCTTGCGCTGGATAGAACGCCATAAGCGCAAGCACATCTTGGAACAGAATAAGCAATACAGCTATGAATTCACCGAAGAGTTCATTGACGAAACAGAAAGGCTAGAGCAGCATATCGGCGTATACAGCTTTTGGCATAACGATATCCCGATGTATATTGGTAAATCTCAAACTCTTGGGCAAAGAATAAGAACAAGCTTTGCCGAAAGGTTTAGTAATTTTAATCAGGATGTATACCTTAGGTATATCCTCACACTAACAACAGCCGCCGCCGGAATCTTGGAAATACACTTTATTAACACGCTTCATCCTATGCTAAACGCAGAGCATAATAAAGAGTATGCCAAACACGAATTAACCCTATCGCCGATACCGGAATGGTCTGAATCAATCTTTTGCGATCACGCAATATTAGAAACAGGAGAAAACAATGGCAGATAAAACGCTTTACCCTAACACCTTCCAGCATCATAACGCTTACGTCGATCAAGTATCTTTCTACCTAACCGGCAATGAGGAAAAGGTACTTAACCACATTATCCGCGAGATAATCGGTTATGATGATAAGTCTATAACTCGCAAGGCTTACATTGCAATGAGCATATTGATCGAAGGGAAGTTTAGAAAGGAAAATGGCGAGCGCCTGTCGTGGGGATGCGGATTGAAGGAAGGTGCAGTTCGTAATGCAATAAATAAGCTCTGCGAGTTTGGCCTTATTTCCAGAGTTGGGAAGGCCACACAAGACGGGCAATGTTACGAATTACAGTTGGAGTGGAATAAGATAAACTGGCAAGCAATGCAAGAACGGAAAGCAGAAAACGACGCGGCTTACCGTAAGCAGCTTGAAGGGGCACGCGAAAAGAATCCGCGAGTAGAAAATCCACGTATGCCGATTAAACCACAGTCTGTTGAACAGGGTGGCAGCGAGTCTGTTGAACAGGGTGGCAGCGAGTCTGTTGAACAGGGTACAAAAAACCCACTCTTAAACCCATCTCTAAACCCATCTGTTGCTTGCCAAAAGCAGCAAGCAACATGCCCGCCCGCCCCCTCAGACTTGGAGCAAGAAGAACGTGCACAGAAGGCAGGCTTGCCAGAAGGTGAAGTCGTGCAACAAGACTACCCGCCCGTCGCCATAAGTGCAGACTGCCAAGACTCGATTGCCACCCTATTTGACGACCAGCCTGCGCCCGCCGCTCCTGCCGCGCCGCCGAAGCCAGCCGGCCCGAACAAGAACGCGATCCGCGCCCAACTGGAAGCGCACTTCTGCGCCAAGACCAAACTGCCGCCGCCGCGCAACAAGACCGCCAGAGAGAAGAAAACCGCCGGTGCGCTGTGGTGGGGGCCGTTACGGGAGATTGCCGAACTGTGCGAATGGGACGCCGCCCGCGCCGAAAAGCTGATATGCTTGACGGTTGACCACCTGCGTAGCGGCAAGATGACCATAGCCAATCCGAACAGCATCCTCAAGACGGCGACGGCGATCTATACCGGGAACGTGCCGGGCGTGAAGATGCCGCACGAAAAGAAATTGCAGAAAATAACCTTAATCCATTCAGACGGGACATTAGAAGAAGTGGAGGAATACGTATGACTTACAATAGCCCGCAAGTCGAAGCCTATATGGTACTCGGACAAGAACTGTTTCGGCGCATCTATGCCGACGCCGGGCCGGAGGAACTGCATCACTGGCTACGCGAGCAGTTGCACAAACTGAGCGCCGGTGACCCGGAGGCGCGGCTGTTATGGGAACAAACCTTCGAGACTTACGACACGATCATTCAAGAACGCGCCGCACAATCCAGCTTGCCGGAAGCAGAACGCCGCGTCTTGACGTGGCCGTGGCCTTCGTGGAACGCCGTACTTGACCCGTTAGACCCTGGCCTGCTGGCCGTGTTGAGCGCTGCCGATGGTGGTGGTAAAACGATGTACGCAGAGAACCTGGCCGAGCACTGGGCGTATAGCGGCTTGAACGTGGTCTTTATCCACTTCGAGCTAAACCGTAGCCTAATGCTAGACCGCCGGATGGCCCGCCAAGCCAACATCCCGCGCCGTGATCTGAAGACCGGCTTGCTCACACCGGAACAAGAGCAAGCCTATCACGCCGCCAACGAACGCCTACGCCAATGGCCGGGTAGCATTACCTATGTGCATACTCCAGGCTGGACAATGGAAAAGGCAATGACCGAAGTGCAAGCCTTGACCGCCGCCGGTATCTGTGACGTGTTCATTATCGACTATCTGGAAAAAGCGATGCCGTCAGAACGCCAGCTAAAAACTTATGGTAGTAACCCATTTGCCAGAGAAGCCGATGCCGTCGAAACCGTCAAGCGCACCGCCGAGGCTATCGAACGTCCGGCCTTGCTCCTGGCGCAACTGAACAAGAGCGCCAAGCAAGCAAACTTCGAGGACTTAGATCGCAGCGGTATCCGGGGCGCCGGCGAGAAAACCGAGAAGGCGAACATCGTTATCCTGCTACACCGTGACGGCTCGGAGAATCCAGTCATCAACGTCAAGATCGACAAAAACACAATGGGGCGCTGCGGCAACTTCCAGCAGTATATGCACGGCGCACGCTTCCTCATTACTGACATTCAGCGCAATGGCGCATAAGGACAAAACAATGCATACCATTATCATCGCCCTATTTCTGCTCGCCGTGTTCGTCGCCGCCTGCGTGACGTTCGACTGGCGCGAGTAGTACTACAGTACTACGCAACGCCAAAACGACTTTGGAAATTCGTGTTAAAAATCGCCCGTTTATACTGTTATAACTATTGACATTCTAGGATTATATGTTATAATACTTATAATAGTAAAAACAATAAACACGAACAACAGGGAGCCAGAGCAATGGAAAATACAGTAGTTTACGGGATTCACGAAGCCGGGATTTGGAAGCAAGCGCACGCAATCGCCCGCCAGTTTGGATGCGAAGCCCAGGACGCCTACAACGAGATCGTCGTGCAGGCGCTGGAAGCCACCGTCAAGAACCCCGATATTGTAACCAAAGGCCCGGCTTACCTGCTCATCGCCGCCAGCAATAACACCCGCAATACCTTCTCCAAGCTCTACCATACGTACCAGGAACAGCACGGCAAGACCACCGTTAGCTACGACGTAGCAATGGAAGGCGATGACGATGAAGGCAAGCTCGACTACGCCGACACGCTCGCGCAGATGACCACCACCGTAGACTACGAACTAATGAGCACCGTTCGCCAGATCGTCGCCGGACTGGACGCCGAAAGCCAAGCGATTGCCGGGTATCTGTACGACGGCTACAAGGCCAGCGAGATTGCCCGAATGACGGGGATGTACCCGATGCAGGTATCGAGAATCGTCAAGAACCTGCGGACACAACTGGAAGGGGCGCTGTTATAAAGCGCCCTCAATTCTTGTTATAATAATATAGAGACACGATAGACAAGGAGCAAAGTAATGGACTACGAAAATATGACCTACAGCGAAATGACCGCCGCCGCCGACTATGCGGAAGCCCGGATGTACTTCAACGTTGACAACTGCGGACAAGCCGACAACCCACTGGACTTCGGTTATCCACTGCCTGACGATGACGGCGACAACTTCTCTGATCGTTACGCGCTGGCACACCCCGGTGCGTTGATGTAAAGGAGTGAGCTATGGAAGACAAAGTACAATACGTAGCGGAAGCGCCGCAAGTGGAAGTACCGGCGCACTGGATTTTTAACGATGCGGCGCAAAAGGCTTTTATGGCCCGTGTCGGCAAGCTGAACCTTGACCAGAGCGATGTACTGACGGCGCTCGGCGAAGTCGAAAAAGTGAGTGACTATGACGGCGATCTGGAAGCCGCCTTGTACGCGCTGACCAACTACGCCACGCGCCGTGATATGCTCACGCTCGACGGTTTGCAGCCGCAACCGGCCAAGCACCACGAGGCACAGGCTATCGCCTGGGTGACGGTCTACACCGCCGAAGGGACACCGATCAACGTCACGGCCCGACAAGGCGCAAGTGCTGACGACGTGGCCGCGACTGTCCTGGCGTTAGTCGGCGGGCTGGACTTACTGAAGGAGGTGGGGATCGTACCGAGTAAAACACGCTAACGCATAGACCAACAAGCTAAAGCATTACTATCATAAAAAGACAAGGAGAACAGACTATGAGTAACTGGCAGAATCGCCAATCGAAGATTCAAGAACAACGGCCCGCCTATCCGTTCATTCAGTGGGCAAATAAGGCCAATCAGTTGGCCCCGTTACCGGATCGCGGCGGGGCGGTGATGATTGAGGAACAAGTCAATTACCTCAACGGCACACCGCTCGGCGCAGTCCCGGCGACGTTCAGCTTCAACACCGGCGAACAGAACGCCGCGCTGTATATCCCGACACTGGAATGTGTCATCATCACATCGCGCTTTTCGTGGGTATCCTACGATGCCAGTGGACGCGCCGAGTATCATAAGGCTTACGTAGACGGCGCACGCGGCAAGGTGCAAGCCCTGCTTTACGTCAAGGGCTATGCCAGCCCGAACAACCAAGAGCTTTCCTGGCTTGGCCCGGTGATGCTCACGCTGACCGGAATGGCGACGAAGGACTTCTTCGAGGCAGTCAAGGCGCACCGGCTGCGCGTCAATCACGCCACGAAAGGGGCGCTCGGATCAATGTTCTTTGGCGTGCGACTGTACGCTGGCCCAATGGAGAAACGCGGCACTGGTAGCAAAAGCTCTATGGCGACGCCGCTCCTGTTGGATGCCGACTTCGACGCGGATCGCGATTTCGTCGGCGATGATCTGGCCGACGAAATCGAAGCCCGCTACCCGGAGTACGAAGCCTGGGCTATCGCCTGGAAGAACGCCGCGCCGCAAGCGGACGTGACCGACGAAACACCGGCCTATGAAGAACCGCCTGACGAACTGCCGGAAGCGCCGAACGCGCCGCAGACCGTCCCGCAGATGCAAGCCGCCGCTCAGAATATGACCGACGCTTACAACCAGTGGAGCCGGGCGTGGAATGAGCTTTCTACCGTGTGGGATGCCACACCCAAGCCGTTGCTCAATAACGCCTGGAAGGTAGCGCAGATCGTCAAGGCCGCTGCTGAACTGCATACCACAATCAACACCTTGCGCTCCGGTCAGTCGAGCGTCGAACAGGAGGCGACCCGCCTGAGCATTGCCCTGGCTCAACTGTAGGAGATACGAACGCCGACCAAAATCGCACGGCATTGTTATAAACGCCGTGCGATTTTTGTTATAATAATAACAGGATGTGAACATAACCAATAAGGAGCAAGGCAATGTTAGTTCCATACGATAAAGAGCAACTTGTGATCGTAGACCAGATGACCGATAAGCAAGCACTCAAAGTCAAGCAATGTTTGGCCCACTTCTTTACAGACTTTTATTTCGTGATGTTGGCCGAAGGAGCAGAGAAGTATTTAGTTGCCGCCCGTGCTGACGTTGTGCCTGATGACCGCGCCGACAATATGACTATCTTCGCCCTTGGCGTACTGGCGGGAATGGAGTAAGATGCACGCCGCCGTTATCACCATTCGCCCTACCGGACAGATCGAAGTCATCTATCACGCTAACGCCGAGCCGGATATGCGGAACGTGGGCGTGACTGTCGCCGACCAACGCGGCGCTTACGTGCTACCGGATAACGTCCTCTTGCGCTATGCGTTCAAGGCGCTGCGCTGGATGTTCGGCAGTCGCGGCAAGGTGAGCGACTGGACACGGCGCTGGATGTGCGAGTTTAGCCTCTGGCGAGCGTCGGACAACCAACGCCTGCCGGGTGTGTATCACGGCCACGATCAAGCCGTGAAAATCGAAGTCGAGATGTTGGAGAAAGGAGCATTGTAGTTATGAACCTAACCGTAAACACCAGACACCTGCAAGTCAATCGCTATTCGCTGATTGTACCCGGCAACGTGCAAATTCAACTCGCCGAGAGTCACGTCATCTTCAACGCCTCACGCCCGCTACCCGGACACCTGACGTGGCAAGCAGATTTCTGTCACGGTGTGTTCTATGCCGCCGTTGACGCAACCAAGCCGGATGCGGTGCGCCTGGCCCGCCAGTGCATCAGCCTGGACGGGTGGGTGCTACAGTTCATCACCGAGGAAGCCGCGACGACAGCGCTGCAAGCGTGGTATGATGAAAACGTGAATGTGCCGGTGAACGTGCGCGACCACCGCTTCCCGTTGATCTGGCAAGGCTATTGTAACCACTGTGCGCCGGAGACGGCGATGCTCGAATTCGCCGACAGTTCGTGGCAGGAGTAGGCTATGGGATATTCAATTTATATCAATTTGAGAAGTAAGGCGGAATTAGATGAGGTTATGTCTTTCTTCGAGGAACATACTAGAATTATTGAGAATGTTGTCCGCGCCGCACCGACCACTGACCTTGCCTATTCAAATGATGAACACTGCTTTGCCTTCGGTATTAATTATCATAGTGATGTTAGTCTATGTTGGGGATGGGCTTTCTGTGCCTTTTTTGCCGATAAGTTTGGTATCGGAGAATACATCTATGATGGAGAAGAGGTCATTTCAGTAGAAGAAGACCCAGTAGAAACAGTGCTGGATAATCGCTTGAAGTGGATGCGTAGAAGTCTTGAAACCAAAAAACTTAGCAGACATATGCGCAAAGAACTTCAAGAAGCTGTTATTGAGATTCAGCGTCTAAACCAAGCAGTGATGAATGAGCTTGAGCGCCTCGGTCAACTATGGGATGAAAAGAGAAAGGAGTAGACTATGGCACACATACAAGTTGTCCCTGTTACGGCCTCGGAATATCGTGCAGAGCGTCTGCGTGAAGAACTGCAAGCCTTGGAAAAGTATCTCTACTCACAAACACAGACACAAGCCTGGATTGACGCGCTATTCAGTTTCGGGTACATCCAAGCTGAATTGTTAGCAGTCGCGGACGGTTACGACAAACAAGTAAAGGAGCAAGGCAATGGCTAAAATCATCGGCGACTTGCCCGACATTTCGATTATGACGATCCCCTCACTGGAAGACCTGCAAGCGTTCGGCGCGGTACACCCTGGTATCGGCGCACTCCTGCAAGCCTACACCGCAGGCGCTTACGATCTGGAAGACCTGCTGATGCTCGTCATCGCCGTGTTGATTGCGGAGTTCTACCAGATACGGCAGAACGAGCAACGGCG